CAATTTAGCTCCTTTTTATTTATAAGTAAAATTTAAAAATTAAAACATGTCAAAATCATTACCATTTGATTGTGGTTCAAATGATTCTACAGATTCTGTTTGTTTTTTCTTTTCTGCAAGAATGTGTTTGTCTTCACTAAAAATTAACACATTGTCTTCAGAATTAGAAATTGCATATTTTTTATTATCCATTTTTGGTAAATAACAATCATATGCAGGATAACCTTCTTTGTTAGTGTAAGTTTTACCTGCAATACAGAAATGTAAATATTTATCATTACATACTACATCTTTTGCTTCTTCTATAAATTCTTCAATAGTATCTACATCAATTTCATTAAGAGCATCTATTGTATCTTGAGATTTAGCTATTGTCATCAATGCTTTTAAGATGTTATCATCTCTATCTATTTTAACACCACTAGGTAATGTTTTTGTTTCATATGCATATTGAGAACTTCTAATTCTACCCACTTGACCTTTGTGTCTACCTTTTGATTCATTACTAGAATCAATAAAGAATCCTTCAAAATTTTCTATTGGTTCTGTTTCTACCATAAGAACTAAATAATAACTGTCTGGATTGTAACCTGGTTTCAAAACCAAATCATAAATTTTACCAATTGTGTTTCCTGGAGTGATAGTTTTGTTTAATTTTCCTTCTCCTACTTTGATGTTTTTTGTGCTTAATGCCATTTTTTTAAATTTTTGTTGTTAATAATTAATTTTCGTAATTTTCTATTGCTTGTTTTACCAAGCTTAAATCATTTGGAATTGTTGGAGTTTCAAACATACCTTTTGGGGATTTGCATGTATTGTCTCCTGAATTCTGTGTTTCAAATAAATATATAAGTGTACCGTCTTTTTCCTTTTTAACTTTTGAAAATAACACTATAGTAAATAAACCTTCTAATGTTAGTTTATCATCTACAAGTTTTCCAATAGTTTTTGCTTTATATCTTTTTCTGTTTTCTATATCTACACCTTCTTCCATATGATTGGTATAAAAGATTAATAAATCATCTCTTAATATCATAGGTAATTTAGATAACCTAGTCAAAGAAGCCCCAATTTGTGTAAATTTTTCAAATCCTTTTTCATCTACCCTGTTAAAAAATTCAAAAGATGAAATATATTGAAAATCATCAACAATAATGTTTTTGATTTCAGGTCTTTTTTCTGACACATACTTTAAACATGCTTCTATGCTTTTAGCATCAGCTGATTTAAACATGTTACCTGTTGGATTATCTTTTGTCCATTCTATATAACTTTTTTTCCAACCTTTAAATGATAAAGGTTTTGATGCAACATTTATTATAAATGTTTCTTTTGGATTTAATGATTCAATGCTTGTTGATTTACCTGAACCTGATTCACCCACTATGAGTATCCCGTTTGCCATTTTATACTTTATTTATTTGTTTAATTAAATTGTTAAGCCATTTTTTATTAGAAACTGGTAATTTCCATTGTATAGCTGCATGATCTCTAATTGTTAATTTACTCATTAAAGCATCAGTCTCATCATCATCATCATAAGTTTCTTCAAAAACTACAGGTTTTGAAATACTTTCAATGCTAATTTTAGGAGCTTGTATACTTGGAACGAGTTCTTCTAAAAAGATGTCTAAATCAATCTTTTCAAAGTCTTGTAAAGGTACAAAATATCTGGTGTATTCCCCAAAATTTCCCATTTCTTTTTTTCCAAAATATTCGTTAATACATTCAGAACTACCTCTAAATTTATATAAAATTCTTTTAGGATCTTTTGGTGTATAATCTTCTGTAACTAATTCTGTATAAAAATAATCTTTTGATAATTCTCTTTCAAATAATGAAACATGAGGTTCATCACTCCACATAAAAGGAACTTTTGGATAAAATTGAGTTGCAGAATCTACATCTAATAATGTAAAAGCTGGTTCATGATACTTTATAATTGCATCAGTTAATTTTTTTCTGTCTGTGCTATCTAATTTTTTAGATGCAAATGTGTTTATTTTTTTTGTTGATAATTTATCCATTACGGTATTTTTTTAAATTGTAATTTATTTTTAGCTGGTGTAGCTGCTTCTTTTACTTCAAAATATTTTAAGTCTTGTTCAAAGAATAACATGCATTGTTCTCCAAATCTGTTTTTTATAAGATGAAATACTACCATACCATCTTCCACTTTAATTTTTTCAGGACCATATTCTGTAATTCCCATTAAATCAGGTCTATTAATTAATATCACTGCATCTGCATTTTGCATCAAAGCATCTGCTGCAAATAAATCACTAGATGTAGGATAATTACCAACTGTACCTGAAATTCTTCTAGTATGGTCTTCTATGGTTCTATTCATTTGTGATAAAACTATATACATACTGTCTGGTATTTTTTTCTTTAAATAAACCATTTCTGAAGATAGATTATATAATGTCTCCATTTGACTTGTTTCATCCATACCTTTCTTTACTAACACAGAATGATCTATTGTTACTATTATAGGTTTTTTTACATGAGCATAAAACTTTAAAACTTCTTTAGTAAAGTCTTTAGCTGTCAATGGTTCAGTTACATAATATATCTGATCATTTACCTTTTTGGTATAAAAGTGTTCAATATTAGTTAAATCTACATTATTTAACTTATCTGTAGGGTGAGCACTAAATAACTTCTTCATATCCATACCTAATGGTTTAGTAAGTTCTCTAGCACCAATTACTCTGTCACCCATCTCAAATTGAAAATTTAATACACAAAAATCTTGACCTGGATTATTTAAAGATGCCTGGTTAATAATTTGAGATACAACACTTGTCTTACCCGACATTTTATTATCTATAAGGTTCTTTATCCTTATATTCTGTAATTTTAATTAGATTATTTACAGTTTAGACTATATCATCAATAAAAATGTCTTTCACTTTTTATTGTTCTGCGCTCGTGGTACTTTACCATCTTCAACATTACTTGTTAAGATTCCATGTACTAGTCGTTGAACCTTCTAATTATTTCTAATTAGCTTGGCTGCTGATTGTCCATCTCTGGATTTTCCAGACAATTCACAGAATTTATACCGGGCACGGTAAATTTAAATATAAATTGTTTTTTCCAAGGTTTGCCTGTTTTATTATATCTTGCCACAGCTTCATTAAATTTATTAATTTTTTTAAAATTAAAAAATAAAGCTGCTTCTTTATATGATAAAAAAGAACTAATTTCATTTGTAATTATATTAATTACAGTAATAGGTTTTTTAGATTTATTTATTTTTAATAAATGAGGTTTTTTAAACTTTCTACTTTTTGTAGATTCATTTAAAATAATAGGATTAATCTTTCTATTATCATTTTCATATCTAAATATATAAATAGTACTAAAATCTCTAATTCCTAATAATACTTTTCTGATAGAACTTTCATTAATTTTTAATGCTACTGAAGTTTTTCTAATTGAATTAAATTCATTAATTTTTATTCCAGTTAATCTATCATAAACTAATACTTTTTTACATCCTTGAACAGGCATACCTTTTATATAATGTTGCTTTAAACTATTGCTAATTTTTTCTTTTACTTTTTCATTTATTATTGTTCCTGAAGCATTTTTTTGATTATAATTTGGTTTTAAATATTCAATATAAATATCTTCTACCATAATTAATTCTTCTTCAGTACAAATAGTAAATAAAAAACATGAAAAATTATTAATTCCGTATTTATTGACAGAATTTTGCAAATGAGTATTATAATGTCTATTATGTTTTAAAGAAGATTTGTGTACTGTTAATCTCCCATATACATTTTTAGAACTTCCAATATAAATTTTATCATTTATATTGTTTTTAATACAATATATTCCTTTTACTCCATTATATTTTTTATTAATATTCATATGTTTTGTTTATACAAATATAATCAATTTATTTTAATTTCTCAAATTTTACCCGGTCTGCCACCTATAATATACACACTACCCCATTCTAAACCATCCATTAAAACATTATTTAATTTAGCCCATGGACTTCTTATTGATTTAATAAGTCCTAGTCTTCTTTTCTTAATGTAACTTAATG